CAGGCTTTTGTGCTGATCCAACAGTGCAGTGGGCGGAAGGTAAGAAAATAGAAGTGCCGTTAGCAAAACTGGCTTACGAAGTGGCGGACGCAATGATGGAGGCGAGAAAGAAGTGAATTACACATCGTTTATCGAAAGTAAGAGTCAATGGGGATCCCGCTCTGGATTTGATCCAGGCGACATTCAAGCTTGGTTATATGATTTCCAGCAATACCTAGTCGAATGGGCACTGCGTCAAGGTCGTTCTGCTATCTTTGCTGATTGCGGAATGGGCAAGACTGCAATGCAGTTGGCTTGGGCACATAAGATTATCGAGCGGACTAACAAGCCTGTTTTGATTGTTACGCCGATTGCCGTCGGTGCTCAAACATGCCAAGAGGCTGAGCGATTCGGCATTGAGGCAAGACGGTCACGTTACGGTGACTGCGATGGAACGCCATGCGTTTGGGTCACCAATTACGAGCAGTTGCATAAACTTGATCCGTCGATATTTGCGGCCGTGTGCTGCGATGAATCGTCGGCAATCAAAGACTTTAAAAGCGAACGCAAAGCAACCGTAGTTGAGTTCATGCGAACCATTCAATACCGATTGCTTTGTACAGCCACAGCCGCCCCGAATGACTTTTGGGAACTAGGCACATCGAGCGAGGCTCTTGGACTGCTTGGTTTCCGTGACATGATAACCAAGTTCTTTAAGATGAGCGACAATATCTCCAAGCGTTTTGCAGGCGAACAAATGTGGGCCCCGAAATACCGCTTCCGTGGTCACGCAGAGGGACCGTTTTGGTCGTGGGTATGCTCGTGGGCAAGATCACTACAGACGCCCGCAGATATTGGTTTTGACGCTTCACGGTTTATCCTGCCTCAATTGATCGAAAAGGAAATTATGGTTGAGGCAAACCGTCAACGCGATGGCTACCTATTTTCTTTGCCAGCTCGTGACATGCGTGAGGAACGCGAAGAGCGACGACGAACGATTCAAGAGCGTTGCGAGATGGCGGCGAAGATTGCTATTGGCAATGGCGATAAGCCGACTGTACTTTGGTGCGAACTGAACGACGAAGGTGATTTGCTTGAGAGGTTAGTTCCTGGTAGCGTGCAAATCAAAGGATCAACCAAGGACGAGCAAAAGGAAGAGTGGCTCATAGCGTTCTCTCGTGGCGAGATAAAGAACCTTATCACGAAGCCAAAGCTTGGAGCTTGGGGACTGAATTGGCAACATTGCTCCGATACCGTCATGTTCCCTAGTCACTCATTTGAGCAGTATTATCAAGCTGTGCGTCGATTCTATCGTTTCGGCCAACAGAATGACGTTAACGTAACGGTAATCGTTTCCGAGGGCGAAGCGGGGATCATTAAGAACCTACGACGCAAGCAAGAGCAAGTCAATCGAATGTTTCGTGAGTTGTGCAAGCACATGAACGATGCAATGCACATTGTCAATCAGGATTATTTTCCAGAGAAAGAGGTGTTACCACAATGGCTATAACGTCACAAATTATCACAGATCAGTACGCAATTTATAACGGCGACTCTGCGGAGTGGATTCAGTCAGTGCCAGATGAAAGCGTTGGATTTTCGGTGTACTCTCCACCGTTTGCGACTGAGGGCGGCGGGTGCTTATATAACTACTCATCGAGCGTGCGTGATTTATCGAACTCACGAACTTACGACGAGTTTTTTGAGCACTACGGATTTATCGTCGAGAACATTGCACGAGTTACTAAGCCTGGACGAATTACGGACGTACATTGCATGGACGTACCAAAGCAGGGTGCGAACATCTGCGGATACACTGATTTCCCAGGCGACATTATTCGACTGCACGAGAAATTGGGATTTGAGTACCTGCCACGTATTTGCATTTGGAAGGAACCACTAGCCGTTCGCAACCGAACTATGAGCAAGGCCCTTAATCATCGGCAAATCTGCGAGGATTCAACACAAGTGAATGTCGCAGCAGGTGATTACCTAATACCGTTTCGCAAGCGTGGCGTGAACCCTGAACCAGTTGTGCATCCGACAGGACTGCATGAGTACGCAGGCGAACGGCAAATGCCTGCTGAGTTACTGCGGTACAAAGGGCACAAAGGAAACCAGATCGAGAACAAATACAGCCATTGGATTTGGCGAAACTACGCCTCCTGCTTTTGGGACGATATCCGTTTGGATCGAGTTTTACCTTACGAGGAAAGCAAAGACGATGGAGATGAACGACACCAACACCCGCTACAACTCGATGTAATCGACCGAGCGGTGACACTGTGGAGTAATCCAGGCGATGTAGTGCTCACGCCGTTTATGGGTGTTGGTAGCGAAGTGTACGGGGCTGTGGAGCTTGGGCGACGTGGTATCGGCTGTGAACTCAAGCCAAGTTATTATCGGCAAGCAGTGAAGAACCTAGCGGCACTAGCAGAGAAGAAAACTAAGACCGAAGAGGCTCTATTGTTTTAACAAATACCACCCCGAACTTGTTACAACTTACCGCCCGTCGCGTCGGCGTGGCGGTGTTTTGGTAGAATTACGGCGGAAGAAAACGCCGATTCGGTGGTGATTTGACGACCTATTGACAATATGATATAATTGCGGTAGTTGGTTGGTAGCCAATTAGAACACAATAAGCCCCTCTCTGTATTCTTGACCGCATTCGCGGACTGGCTACCACCACGTACAGAGAGGGGTTTTTTATTGCTGGATGGATTCTATGTCCCGAATTAAGGTTGGACGCAAGATCATTGCGTTGCGTATCCGCGGTTCTGAGTGGTACAAAATCGACCTATCTGATTTTCAATGCGTCGATGATTTGCGTCAGTGGGTATTCCATCTAGAGCAAAAGAATTGGTTTGGCCCACAACTCCGCGAACAATTCATAGCCGCCGTAGTTCGTGTAAAGGGCTGGGACAGTGCCAAATAAGATGGACGCAAGCGAGGGAATCCAGCAGCAAATCGACCATGCCAAGGAAGCCGAAAAGGCGATAGCAGGCATTGCGGTGCTTGATGCGTCGGCAGTCGAATCTTGCACGCTGACTAAAGCGGATTTCATCGAGAGCGTCTATTTTGAGGTGCTGGATACTTGCCGATCTCTTGCGTCCCAAGGGCAGTATGTCGATATCAAGAAGATCGTGCTTGAGCTCCGAGCTCGTAAATCGTCTGCTGATCCAGCGATGATTGCTATGCTTGCAGCAGAATCCCCTAATCCAGAGGACTGCGAGCACTTCACTGATATTGTACGCCGGATGAGTCAAGTTCGGCAGGTACGCAAGATTCTCGACAAGGCTATTGATGAGCTCACGAGCTCCGCCGAGCCGGACCCCATTGCCGTCGCGGACAAAGCCGAACAAAAGATTGCGAAGGTACGAGACCAGAACACGACGGTCCGAAAAGTCGAGATAGTTACCCTGGATCAATTAGAGCGTGACTTCCCACAGGAGCGTGAACCGGTCCTGGATGGCCTTATACGCGTCGGGAGCGTTATGAACGTCATAGCGGCCCCGAAAGTTGGAAAGTCGTTTATAGCGTCAAATTTGGCGTTTAGGTTGGCATGTAGCGATGAGTTCCTAGGCTTCCCGATTATTCGGCGTGGCAAAACGCTTGTTGTCGATAATGAGCTCCACCAGGAAACCCTATCTCAGCGGTACAGGAACACGAGGGAGGCAATTGGTGTTCCTCAGGATAGGCGTAATATGATCGAGTTTCTCCCTCTGCGTGGTGTCCAGTGTGATATTCGAGGACTACGGCAGTTGCTCAGCCGAAAACCAGCAGGTGAATATTCCGCGATCATCTTGGACGCGTTCTACAAGTTCATCCCGTTTGGCGTATCGGAAAATGACAACGCCCAAATGAGCGGCATCTACACCCAACTCGAAGCGATGGCGAACGAGCTCAACACTTCGATTATCGTCATTCATCACAGCAGCAAGGGCAACCAAGGAGATAAGGCCCTATCCGATATCGGAGCCGGTGCTGGTGTAATCTCCCGTAGCGTCGATGCTCACGTTGTGATCCGTCCCCACGAGCAGGAAGGTTATTGCGTAATGGAGGCACTGGTACGCTCATTCAGGCAGCCTCAGCCGAGGACTATTAAGTTTGATTATCCAATCTGGACATTGATCGAAGACATGGAAGCCAAAGTCAATGTGCCTAAGCCCCCTAACGCGTCAAAACGCGATGAGAATAACGCCGAAATTGATCGAGTTGTTAAGGATTACTTGACAGGTCAACGCGATCCCAAAACAGAAGCGGATATCTGCCAAGCGACCGGAATCACCAAACCAAAGGTTATTCAGTCCCTTCAAAGGGTAGGGGCGTCTATTCTTGAATCGGTCCCTAATAAGTATGGAAAACACACTTTAAAGTGGGGTATTGTTTCCGATTTAAGCTCTGAAAATGGTTCTAATTGGCTTGGATAGTATTGGTTTGTGTGGTGTTTTTTTGTTCTGTATTTTGTTCTATTTTGAAAAAGAGCTACCCTGACTTGACAAAGCCCCAATGTTATGGTACGCTCATGCGAATGCGTGACGCTCGCTAGACGCGGCTACCGCATGACGCATTGCGTACCATACATTTATGGGGCGGAGTCAAAACGCTGTAGCTCTTTTTCCAAGAATCAAAAGGAAAGAGAGTCATGGTATCTAAAAGAGTAAAAGTCGAATTAGTTCGGCTATCTGAACAAAGACCCCAAGAAGATGACTGCGGACTATTTGGGGAAGTCTTAGCAGTCTGTGAGCTCAAAGAAGGAACGGAGGTTGGATTCCGAGATTTAAGCCCTTCTGATATCAGGGACATTCTAGAAGCGAATCAGGCATCGAAGTGGTACTGGGTTAAGGGCATCGCTAAACCACTCAAAGATCTCTTTGCTCAAAATCAAGAATAATCGTTTATGGGACCGCGTTCCCAGTGGACGAGCAACGATGACTCGTGGTATCGTGAGCAGATGGCAGAAGTGGTCAAGCAAGTGGGGGAGATGAAGTGCTAATTCGAACCGTAAATCACAAAGACTGGGCCCATTACGTGTGCCAATTCGAAAACACGACGATAGCCGATTGTGCTCGGCTTGCTTCTGAGCGTTTCAACGATCCAGGCCCGTGGATTGTGTCCGACGAACATTGCACGCACGAACTAACGTGCGAGCGTGTCGTTGAGTGGCGTGTGGTGAATTTACGTGGCAGTGCGGAGGGTGAGCGAGATGAATACGTTTGCAGGATTTTGGAGAGATGGGGCTGTGAGAGGGCCGACAAGTAAACACAGCGACAGCAGTGGATACGTTGTTACGCGGCACAAGATGAGCGGTATTTTTGGCTCAAGGGCTACGCATATTGATTTTGAAGATTGGTACTGGCTCGACACCACCACACCCACGGAGTTGACGCCGCAGCAGGCGTTTGAGGTATGCAAACTTTTACACCCAACACTAACCTCAATTCAAAAAGAAGGCGAAAGATACTTTGGATTGAACATCGATGAGCGTGGGGCGATGATTACTTGGGGCTCGCTTACAGAATACCCACCCCGCGAACGCTGGCGAGTGCCGACCGATGCGGACAAGGGGAAGCGGTGCCGTGTCAAGGTAATGACAAACGACTTTGAGTGGAAAGACGGCACGTTTATTTTCATGACGACAATGCGACCGAATAGATTTGTTGTGTCTGATATTGGAGGAAATGTAGCTGTCTTTAATGCGTGCGAGGTTCTCGAATGATCCTACGCACTATCGAACTACCAATTGAGCTAACCAACAACAACACAGGCCGGACGCAGCATTTCGGCCGCTCGGCAAGTCAACGCAAAAAGTACGAGCGTATCATTCGAGCGAAGTTTGGTCAGCAAGTTCCGTTTACGTCGAAGGTTGAAATTGTCGTACAGCGTGTGCTTGCAGCACGGCAGCGGCTATGGGACTTTTCTTCGGTGCTGCGTGGCAACTGGAAGGAAATTGAGGATGCACTTGTGGCTTGTGGTTTTGTGCACGACGATGGGCCGGAATACGTCGGATTGTG